TCTGCCTGCACTGGATTTTAGTCTTGTGCAAAGACCCCCTCGGCTTCTGAAGGCCGAAGGGAATCGGGTAGGTCCTCAAGAGGGTGTCCTACCAGATTCGGAAAGAACGCATTGATGAACTCATCAGTGGGAGCACTGCGCTCAAGCCAATCCCAACGCCAAGCGACTCTATTCGGGTCAAACTTGGAGGCCTCAAGGCCGAAAGTTCGGGGGGCTTTTCTTTCCGGGATCCGGATATCCGGATCATTGAGGTAAACATATTGTTTCCTCGCAATATCTCCCATTGTGCCACTAAACGACAAGTCCATAGGCGTTCCAGCCTTTGACTTCCGCTTGAGCAAGGTAAAGCCTTGCTTCAATTGGCGATTGAATTTTGCAGCGGCCACTACCACAGAGGGTGGGTGCTGGAATTCAGTCGGTTGTTTGGTGTACAGGAGGTACGCAGACGATGCCTGGGTAGCTTGTTGCGCGCTTTCTTTTAGCGTTGGCAACGTGCCCCTGCCCATGGAATCATAGGGCATTAAGGTCATCGATGCACCTTCGGCTGTGTTATGCAACAGCCGGCGCTCCCTCTCCTGACGTACTTCGTTCGTCAACCACGACTTTGTAGCCTTCCTTGCTATGGAGGCTACAGTCGATGGTAAAGGAGAGAGTCCAGTGCCGGTTGCCCAGTCCACAAGTGTGATCTGGGATAATTTGCTTAACCAACCTTGGGTTCTCCGTGGATTAACACCAGCGGAGTGAGGGAAGGCAGGGTGATTAATACCTCCCAGCGTGACCGGTTCTCGAACCGGAAGCCCCTTTGAGAATGCAGCAACAGTCTCATTCCAATAAGGGAGCTTACGCCAAAGCCTAATGGGTATGTGGTATTGGAGTTCCACACAGTGCTGACGCACTGCCGTTGGTTGGTTAAACCAGTTAACGTTACCCTTCGACCCTCCCGGTGGCGCCGAAAGCAGTTTAGTCGGTATAAAGGGGACCCGACGGTCTCCTCTCATGGGTATCTCTTTGTATAGATGATACACCGGATGGAGGAAGATCTTGTTAGGTTTCCCCTCTGCCTCGTTACCGAGGGAGAGTACCGCGCCGCATTCTGCCAGCGAGAGCTCGTGAACGGATAAACGATCACGAGGCGACCAATCCCGCCAGTTAGGTGGCAATTGGTCAAGGAGCTCAATCATTCTTGATGACTGAAGCGC